CTTGAGGCAGGTGTCTACGGGCGGTTGCAGGCGGGGGCGGATTGGGACGATGCCGCGCGCGCGGCAGGCGCACCGGCAGGCAAAACCAATCTGGCGCTGATGGGCATCATGGCCAAGGCGCTCTGGCTCAACGAGCGCGACCGTGCGGGCGCGACACCTAGCCAACCGGGGGCGGCATGACTGACATGATAAGAACGTGGCTTATCCGCCTTGAGGCGCACCCCGATCCTGCCAAGCGGGAACTTGCTGACCTGATGGGTGGGTTTCTAAACAGCCAGCACCCTGACCACTATTGAGGGAGAGGTCCCATTCCCAACCCTGATGACATATGGGCGGAAGCGCTCCAGGAGGCATATGCCTCAGCTCCAACGAGTGAAGTGATCCTCCACACGCTGGAGCTGCGCCACCCGTCCTTCGGGCCCAACCCGATCCGGCTGGTGAATGACCATGGAGAGGCGCTTGTTGTTGCATCTGTGGAAGTGGAGGGTCACAACCTGACGCTTGAAAGCGATGCGCCTGTCCAGGCCGGTCAGGTGGTGTTCTTCCAGTCCTGTATGTTCACGCTGACTCTGCCGGAGCAGCGGGAGGGCAGCCTGCCAGCCATTGAGGTGGAGGTGGACAACGTGACCCGGCTGCTGATGGAGTACCTGGACGCGGCAATAGGGCTGAAGGCCCCGATGGAACTGACATACAGGGAGTATGTCGCCAGCGACACCTCTGAGCCGCAGTTTGTGTTGGGTGGCCTCAGTTTCAGGGAGGTGAAGTCAAACCTGGGGCGTGTGACAGGGACGGCAATGTTCAGCGACCTGATCAACAAGAGCTTCCCCCGCAAGCTGTACCGCCCAACAGAGTTCCAGGGGTTGGTCCAGTGAAACCGGAGGAGCTTGACTTCATCAACGGTCTGATCGGTCTCCCGTGGCGGAGCGGGGCAAACGGCCCCGAGGCATACGATTGCTGGGGCATAGCACAGGCCGTCCAGGGAAGGCTGTTCCTGCGACAGCTCCCGGACATAAAGATCAATGCGGAGGACACCCGCGCCGTCATCCGGGAGATTGCCACCACCCGGGCGCGGGACAGCTGGAGGCAGGTGGACGGCCCCGCCCACGGGCGCATGGTTGGGTTGTCCTCAGGCCGCCACCCATACCACGTTGGAGTGTACCTTGACGTGGATGGGGGCGGCATACTACACTCCCAGAACCCGGCTGGCGTCTGTTTCGACCGGATCGTGACGCTACAGGCGGCAGGTTGGCGGAGGTTCTCTTACCATGAATGGATCAGTTGAGCTTGCCACCCCGCTGAGCTTCCTCGGGTACTCGGAGATGAGGCCCGGGGAGAGCGTACAGAGCCACTTTGAGCGGGTGGCCCCGCAGGATCGGCCCGTGGTCTGCGTGTTCAACGGGGAGCCCCTCCTGCGGGCAGACTGGGACAGGGCGGTGCTGGCCACTGACACCGTCCAATTTGTAGTCATGCCGCAGGGCAAATCACTGGGGACCGCGCTGCGTGCTGTCATCATGATTGCGCTCTCCATTGTGGCCCCGATTGTGGCTCCCGTCCTCGCAGGCTTCATCGGCGTCACTTCAGCCTTGGGCATCTCCCTCATCAGCGCCGGTCTGGTGATTGCGGGTTCCTTCCTGATCAACGCCCTCCTGCCGCCCGAGACTGCTGCAGCCGGGGCCTCAGGGGCCGGGGCGCGGGACGGCTTCTCAGCCTCCCCCACCTACTCACTCTCAGCTCAGGGGAACAGTGCGCGGCTCCTCGCTCCAATCCCCCGGCTCTATGGCCGCCACGTCATGTACCCCGACTTTGCGTCACAGCCCTACGCCGGATTTGAGGGCAACGAACAATTTTTGTACCAGCTGTTCTGCCTTGGTGTCGGGGAGTACAGCGTTGAGGAGGTGCGGATTGAGGACACCACCCTGTGGGACAGTGTGGACGGCTTTTCAGCATCCTTCTCTGATGTACAGATGGAGATCATCCCACCCGGGAGCCCTGTGACCCTGTTCCCGGCAGCCGTCCTGTCGTCTGTGGAGGTGGGGGGCCAGGAGGCCCTCTGTATTGACGCCGGGCGCACTGTGAACTTCGCAACGGCCCGGGTCACAATGGCTGCCGCCGGGGCGGTTGAAAAACTGGACTTCATCGCTGTTGGTGACGACCTCGTGATCACGGGCTCTGCCTCTGCCAACGGCACCTACACAGTCACCGGAACCTCGGGGACCGGGGAATGGGTGGAGGTTGACGGTGACCTCGGGACTGCCAGCGGCCAGAACGTGAACCTGCGCACTGTCAGCTGGATTGGGCCGTTCATTGCCAACCCGGCAGATCGGGACACCGACAAGATCCAGGTGGACATCCTGTACTCCCGGGGCCTGTACTTCGCCAACGATCAGGGGGGCCTAAACGACCTGTCCATCACTGTACAGGTACAGGCCCGGGCGGTGGACAGCGCTGGCGACCCGACTGGCTCGTGGGTGACCCTTGAAAACTTCTCAATCACCCGCAAGACCGCGACCCCGCAGCGGCTGACGCGGACCTATGACCTGACGCTCGGGCGCTATGAAGTTCGCTTCCGGCGCACAACGAACAAGTTGGCTGACTCCCGGTACGCCAATGACGTCTTGTGGGGCAGCCTCCGGGCCTTCATCCCTGACGACAACACTTTTGCCGATGTCACCCTCATGGCGGTCATAATGCGGGCCACAAACCAGCTGACTGACCAATCATCCCGGCAATTCAACACCATCCAGACAGCCAAGGTTCCCGTCTGGAACGGGACCGCCTGGAGCGCCACCCAGACCACTCGCAACCCCGCCTGGGCGGCGGCAGACATCCTGCGCAACACGGTTTACGGGGCAGGGCTCCCCGACAGCCGCATTGACCTCGCCGCGCTCCTTGCGCTGTCCACGCAGTGGGCGGGCAGGGGGGACAAGTTTGACGGGGTGTTCGACACCAAGCAGACGCTGTGGACCGCGCTCAGCCAGGTCCTGATCACGGGCCGCACCCAGCCCCTCCTGATCGCAGGCAAGGTATCGTTTGTGAGGGATGAGGCCCACGCGATCACCCGGGGCGTTATGACCCCGCGCAACATCATCCGGGGGACCTTCGAGACAACCCACGTCATGTACGATGAGGACAGTCCAGACGCTGTGATCATTGAATACGTTGACGAGCGGACCTGGAAGCGCAACGAGGTCCTCTGCAAGATTGCCGGCAGCACTGAGGCCAACCCCGCCCGCATCCAGATGTTCGGGGTAGTGAACCGGACCCATGCATGGCGTGAAGGCATGTACCAGGCTGCCGTCAACCTCTACCGCCGGGTGTTTGCCTCCCTCGGGACTGAGATGGAGGGACGCATGCTCATAAGGGGGGACAGCGTGGCTGTGTCCCACGACATGGTACGGTGGGGGCAAAGTGCGGAAATTGAGTCATGGGACGCCTCCGCCCGCGTCCTCGGGCTCAGCGAACCAGTTGACGACACCGTCACAGTGGTGGGCCTCAGCGACCGGCGTGGGAGGCTCTGGGGTCCTGTTGAGGTGGCATCCATATCTGCGGACGGGTACAGCCTGACCCTTGATGCCGCAGACCTCGCCACCGTAGAGGGGGACATGGACGCAATCCCGGTCTACCTGGCCCTTGACCAGGAACCCACACGGGCGATGTGCGGGACGCTGGACACCTACAGCAGGAAGTTCAAAGTTGTGGCTGTGACCCCGGACAGGGGCAACGCAGTCCAGATGGTCCTGACCAATGACGACCCGAGGGTGTATGGCGTGGACACCGGGACACCGCCGGATGAGGTCAGCGCCTACGGCCCCGGCGGGGTCCCTGACGCCCCGGTTGTGTCTGGGCTCGCAGTCAGCCAGAACCCCTCCAGCCCAGCCAGCCCTGTCTTGCTGGACACGAGCTGGAATGCGGCCCCGGGGGCCACGTCCTACCTCCTCCAGGTCAGCCCAGACGGCATCACCTGGGAGAGCGTTTATGACGGCCCCCTCACCTCAGCCCAGATCATAACAGAGGCCGGGCCGGTCTACGTCCGGGTGTTCGGCATTGGACAGTTCCGGGGACCAGCGGCTGTCCCGTCCCCGACGCCAGTCACCTATGGGACGCCCTCCCTCCTCCCCGGCCAGACGCAGAACCTGACTGTGTCGGCTGACGCTGGAGCTGGAGTGCTGACAGCCAGCTGGGGGGCTGCCCCCCGCGCCACATCCTACCGGGTTGACGTCTACATTGACGACAATGCCGCCTACACCGACCTGGTCATGTCCCGCACGCTGTCTGGAACCTCTGTCCTGTTCACCTCCACTGACGTTACAGCGGCAGGGGGACCCTGGGGAGCGTTCATGGTGACCGTGGTCCCCCTCAACGGTGCCGGGGCTGGGGCGGGGGCGTCCCTGACGGTCACGGACGTGGAGCTGACGGCCCCGGCGTCAGTGAGCCTGGTTACAGACTACAACGGACTGGAGGTCAATGTCCAGTGGTCCCCTGTTGTTGCAGCTTCCGTCTACGTGGTGGAACTGTGGGAGGGTGCAACGCTCCGGGCAACCTATGAGCCCACCTCCACCAGCATGCTGGTCACGGCAGCTTCCTTGGCGGGTGCGGGGGGTCCGTGGCGCTCCTTTGAGGTCAGGGTGAAGGCAAAGAACGGGGCACTGGTAAGCACGGCAACTGTACTCGCCGTGGCAGATGTGGCCCCCGCCGTCCCCGACAACATCACGACCTCCTCTGGGACTGCCGGAGAGGTTGACGTGTCATGGGACGCCTCCACCAATGCCCTGGTGTATGTCCTGTATAGCTCTGCCTCCACCGGCTTCACCCCCGCACCGGCCAACGAGGCATTCAGGGGCGCTGGGCTGGCGCACAACATTGGCAGCCTGACCCCCGGTGACACAGTGTACTTCCGCCTGGCAGCTGAAGACAGCTACGCAGGCGGGGACGGTTA